GCCTCGAAAAGGGGCGGCCCGGATGAAATGCCGCCATCCAGCTTACCCCAGAGCCTGCCCTCAAACCCAGAGCCTATGCCTCCAATTCCCGACCAGTACAACCGTAACCGTAGGTCGGAAGAAGCAAGAAGTGTGCTTGATCGCATGCCTGCTCCTATGAGAGACCGCATACTTGGGAGTATGTCTGCTCCTATGCGTGAGAGTATGTCTGCTCCTATGAGAGACCGCATGGCACCACCTAATATTCCCCCCGCGGTGCTTGAGCGCATGCCTGCTCCTATGCGTGAGCGCATGCTTGGGAGCATGCCTGCTCCTATGCGTGAGCGCATGCTTGAGCGCATGCCAGAGCCTACGCCACCTCCCGGCATGATGCAACAAAACCTCTTCAGAAATACTTATGGCCCGATGTCGGGGGATATGCCTACTGAAGAGCCGGTGGCACCTCCCGGAGTGCCCCAAGGGCTCTCTGTTGCACCTCCCGGAGTGCCCCAAGGGCTCTCTGTTGCACCCCAACCTAACGCGGAAAGTTTTATGGAGATGCTTTTCCGGCAAAGGCAACAACGCCGCCCCCGGCAAGACCCGCGGCTTATGCGGTTTATGCGGTCTGGAATAGGGTCAATGCTTCCGTTTCGGCGCTAAACAAGCCAATCGCGTACTTCTTCGCCTAAAACCTTGCCCGCTAGGTCTATCTTTCCGCGCAGTGCTTTTAGTATTTTTTCGTCTATCGTGTTCGGCGAAACAAGGTCAATATATGTGACTTTGTTTGCCTGACCGATGCGATGAGCTCTATCTTCTGACTGCAACCGTATTTCCAAATCGTAGCTGTTACTGTAATATATCATTGTGTTAGCCGCGGTCAGGGTGATCCCGTAGCCCCCTGTCCGCGGTTGACCCACAAAGAAACGGAGCGGACTGTCTTTGTCTTGGAATTTATTTACAATTTCCTGACGTTCATCTTGTGGTGTAGCTCCGTAATAGGTTGCGATCGCTTCGGGCCCAAAGCGATCGCGCAGGGCAGAAGATATCTGTTGAATGTCGTGTGTATACGACGCCCAAATGATAGCTTTTCCCTGTAACTCGTCTGTTATTTCCAGCAATTCTTTTAGCCGGTTGTTTTCTAACAATTCAATTTCGCCCTCGTCTGGCTGCAAAAACCCACAGCATATTTGCTGAAGGCGCATAATTTGCGTCAAGACACTAGACGTTGTGGCTAGCTCTCCGTTTTCCAACTTAGCCAGCGCCAGTTTTTTCATCTGCGTATACACGCGTTTCTGTTCATCGGTTAGCGCAACGTCCCGCCTGATGTACATCTTGTCCGGAAGATCAAGGCAGTGTTCTTTGAGTATACGGTTACTGAACAGGTCTAGTTTTAAATTGAGTTCGTCCAAACGGCGATACCCTACAATTTCCTGAAAGGCGCGAGTGCCCATCGTGCGCTTTTGCACAAGCGCGTACCGGTTCTGAAACGAATAGTAGCTACTAAAGCCAAGCGCATTGGGGGACAGGAACGCACATTGACTGTACAAATCCATTGGGGATTTAGTAATAGGTGACCCTGTCAAGATACGTTTATACTTAGCGTCTTTAGCCAGCATCATAATGTTCTTGGTGCGCGTAGCTTTACGGTTTTTAATCGTCGTGCTTTCGTCAACCACCATTATGTTAGAAGGGTTTTTACAAAGAAAAGCATACGCCGCTTTTGTACCACGCGGCGTGGACAACGCTTCTACGTTCATAACAAATATCTTCATGCCCTCGAACGGATCGTACACGAGCGCTTTCATCTCTTCTTGAAATGTTTTAGACGTGGACGGCGTCCAGCGCACTACCAGCCGTGATATATCGTCGGGAAGGTGCGTTGGTATTTCTCCCTGTACCCAGTTGTCATAGACGCCTTTAGGCGCTAGGATCAACGCCGCACTAATTTTTTTGGCTTTATATAACGCGCCAATAGTATCAATGGCTACTTTTGACTTGCCTGTTCCCATCTCCATGAACAGCGCGTAATAGTCCGCGGCCCACGAATCTTTCAAAGCCTTCATCTGGTGGTCAAAAGGTTTGGTTTTAAATTTATATTCCCGCATGTGTTTTTCTCCTTGACTATGCGTTTATATACGATTATATAAGTCGATGTCAAGACCGGAAACGTGTCTTTTAAAAAAGGAGATTGCGATGAGCAATATATTAGACCAAATGGAAGCAGACTTTGAAGAAAAGTTAGCTTCATCAGTTGAAAAACTGGACCAAGGCGACCTCACTACCGTCGCCGGAATGGCAAGAGCAATCCGAGATCAAGAAGAAACCGTTGCCGAACTTGAGCAAAAGCTCAAGGCGGAAAAACGCGCTCTGATGAAAATGACGGACGAAGACTTGCCAACAATGCTGGCCGAAATCGGTTTGACCAGCATGAAGCTTGATGATGGTTCTGAAATCTCAGTCAAGCCAACCTACGGGGCATCTATCCTCGTAGATAATAGACCGGCCGCTTATGAGTGGCTTCGGGAGAATGGATATGACGATATCGTTAAAAATACCGTTGCGTGTACGTTTGGCAGAGGCGAAGACGACAAGGCGTCGGCTTTCAAAGCCTTTGCAGAAAAAGAAGGTTTCTTTGCGGAACAAGACACGAGTATCCACCCATCGACGCTTCGTGCCTTTGTCAAGGAACGTGTGGAGAATGGTGACGACTTCCCAATGGACTTATTCGGAGCCTACGTCGGCCAACGTGCCATCATCAAAAGGAGTAAATAAAATGGCTGAAAAGACAGAAGTAGCAGTGAAAAAATCTGCGGACATAATCCAGTTTGATCCATCAATGTTTGAGGCGGACGCAGGCGTCGGTCTTGAAAACATGGGCCAAGACGACCTTGCCCTGCCGTTCCTAAAAATTCTGGGCGGTATGAGCAAAGAACTGGATAATTTGGAAGATGCTCGCAAAGGGGACATTTACAACACCGTCTCTGGGCTTGTCACAAAAGGTAAGGACGGCTTGAAAGTAATTCCTGTCGCTTACCAGCGTCGATTTATCCAGTGGGCTCCACTGGGCGAGGGGACAGGAGCTCCGGTAGCAATTTACGCTCCGGGTGAAAAGCGCCCTGAAACCAAGCGTGACCCATCCGACAACCGCGAATATGTTCAAGACGGCTCTGGGCAGTACATCGAAGAAACGCATCAGCATTACGTAATTGTACTGCACGATGACGGCTCGATCGAAACGGCTCTGGTTGCGATGAAATCAACTCAGTTGAAGAAGTCACGCAAATGGAACAGCATGATCTCTTCATTAACCCTGCAAGGCAAGAACGGGCCGTTTACTCCGCCACGTTTTAGCCACGTCTACAACTTGAAGACGACCCTTGAAGAAAACAGCAAAGGTAGCTGGCACGGCTGGGAAATGAGCCGCGTCGGTCCGGTAGAAGATGTCAACATCTACAACCGCGCAAAAGATTTTGCGAAGAGCATTAGCGACGGTGAGGTTGTAGTTAAGCATCAGGACGAAAACGCGGGCGGAGAAGGTTTCTCTGACGACGTACCGTTCTAAACAGTTGGGGTGGCGTTATAGCGTTATAGCGTTATAGCGTCACCCTTCTTGCTTTTGGGGGCATCATGTCTGTAGAAAAGTTTTCCGCCATATTTAACGGCCTACAGTTGGCCTATGGCACATATAAAATTGAAAAAACACAAGCGAACGGTAAGAACACCGGACGAGCAGCCATTGTGCGCGAACCGCGGACCACGGAACTGTGGGAAGGGCATATCGCTGGCACCGGACGCGCTATCGGCATTATACCGATTAACGAAAACAACCAGTGCGTCTGGGGCTGTATTGACGTTGATCAATACCCGCTTGACCATAAGCTTTTGGTTGAAAAAATCAGGAAGCTGAAACTGCCGTTGGTGGTCTGCCGGTCAAAGTCTGGTGGGGCGCATTGCTTCTTGTTCACTACCGACTGGGTAGATGCAAAAGATATGCAGGACGCGTTAAAGCAAATTTCTGCTGCCCTCGGCTACGGCGGTAGCGAGATATTTCCAAAACAGATTAAGCTCCACTTAGAGCGCGATGACGTGGGAAATTTCCTGAACCTGCCTTACTACAACGCAGAAGAAGGCTTGCGCTATGCTATTAAAGATGACGGTAGCAGCGCAGAGCTAGAAGAGTTTTTTGAGCTATATGAAACGCACAAACAGACTCCGGAGCAGATCACTAAATTACAAATAGGGGAAGAGGTGGAGACCGCTACCATGCGTGACGGTCCGCCTTGTCTACAGTTTTTAATTAAAAACAAAATCAGCGAGGGCGGTAGAAACAACGGCCTGTTTAATATAGGCGTGTATTTACGCAAAGCATACCCCGATAGCTGGGAGTCAGAAATCCTGACATACAACTTGCAGTACCTTGAGCCGCCGCTTCCTTTAAGCGAGGTCAACGTCGTAGCAAAGCAGCTACAGAAAAAAGACTATGCGTACCGGTGCAGCGATGCGCCCATCAACGCGCATTGCAACAAAGAACTGTGCCAAACAAAAAAGCACGGTATCGGCTCTATGGTACAGGGCGCGACCGTCGCCAACTTGCGTAAGTACAACTCAAACCCGCCTGTCTGGTTTGTTGATGTAAACGGCGAGCCGCTGGAATTAGACACTGACGGTTTAATGAGCCAACAAGCCTTCCAGAAGGCTTGTATGGAGCAGTTGAACACAATGCCGCGCACACTCAGTAAACAGGCGTGGGAGACGCGCATAGGCGGTTTAATGAACGAGATGAAAGCAAATGAAAGTGCCATCATCGACGTTGCTGAAGACGCCAGCACTAGCGGGCAATTCTATGACTATTTAGAAGAGTTTTGTGCTCATATGCAGGCGGCAAAAGATAGGGAAGAAATATTGTTGAAGCGTCCGTGGACGGATGAAGAAACAAACACCACGTTCTTCCGAATGAAAGACTTTGAAGCGTACTTAAAACGTAACAAGTTTTTTGAATATAAGCCTTATAAAATAGCTCAGCGTCTCCGCGATATGGGCGGGGAAAGTCGTTTGTTAAAAATTAAAGGCCGACCTATACGGGTTTGGTCTATCCCTTCTTATGAAAGAATGGACGTGGAATTAAAAACCCCTGACTTTAACGGACAACAGGAGTCACCCTTCTAATGTTAAAAGCTGATGGATTTAATCAAGCCTTTGTGGGCGTGTGTAGCCGCGCAAGCCAACCGGACGTTATTGCGTACGACTTTGATAAATGCGTTGCTATCTTGTGCGAGCGAGATCGAATGGAGTTTGACGACGCCGTCGAGTTCATGTTCTACAACGTAGTCGGAGCGTGGGTGGGAGACGAAACCCCCGTCTTCATAAAGTTTATGGAAAAAATTGAAGATATTGTGGACGAAGAACATGGAAACTAAAATCTTTCGTATATACGGCCCGCCCGGAACGGGTAAGACTACAGCCCTGCTTAACAGGGTAGACGAAGCCCTGTCGGCGGGCGTAGACCCGTCCCTGATCGGATACTTTGCTTTCACCAAGCAGGCTGCAAATGAAGCCGTTGAGCGGGCAAGTAAACGGTTTGGTTTTGATAAAGAACAGCTTCCATGGTTCCGTACCCTACATAGCTTTGCCCTTCGCTTATCCGGTATCCGGCAAGAACAGGTTATGCAGTCCGAACACTATAAAGAACTTGGCGCGGCCCTCGGCTTTGACCTAAACGTAGACGGCTCGCAGATAAGCGGCGAAGATGTTTTCGACCTAAGTAAAAATAGTAATCCCGTAATTAGCCTGATTAACTTAGCCCGTTTACGCAAAGTCGGCCTACGCGAGCAGTATAACCAAAGCGAAATCACCGAGCCTTGGAACAAGGTCAAGTACATAGCCGACAGCCTCGTTGAATATAAGAACCGGTTCGAGCTCTACGACTTTACGGATATGCTGGAGGTGTTTGTAAGAGAGGGCGCGGCCTTCTGCCCACGGCTCGCGGTCACCTTTATCGACGAAGCGCAAGACTTGTCGCCCCTACAATGGGATGTAGCGCACGTTTTAGAGCAGCATTCCGAAAAAATATACTGCGCTGGCGATGACGACCAAGCCATTTACCGCTGGGCAGGTGCAGACGTGGAGCACTTTATCGGCCTTAACGGCGGTTACGAGGTACTAGAGCAGTCCTTCCGCGTTCCCGCTTCTGTGCACCCACTAGCCGAACGTGTAGTCCGTAGGATTAAAAGGCGCGTCCCTAAAAACTATTTGCCGCGCAAAGACCACGGCGCGGTAGAGCGCGTGACAGACGTGTCGGCTATTAACTTTTCGCAGGGATCGTGGCTCGTGCTAGCCCAAGCCGCATACTTCCTCTCTGACGTTCAAGCTGACTTACGCGGCCGCGGCCACTTATTTAGCTACCGAGGTAAGCGATCCGTGCCTGAAAGCATTAGTGTTGCTGTCAACGGATGGGAACAGTTAAGAAAGGGTAAACAAGTTACGGGGGAGACTGCACGAGCCGTGTACAGTTATATGTCAGTTGGAGACAGAGTCAAGCGAGGATTTAAAAAATTACCCGCTTTAGATAATGATGACTTGGTTACACTCGATGAACTGATCGCGGATCACGGCCTTCTCGAACTGGTGCATATTATAGGCACCTCGAACCTCGAGGAAAACATCCGTGATTGCGTTTGGCATACAGCAATGGATAGACTGCCCAGTGCCGACCGTGCGTACATCACGGCTCTACTCCGGCGGGGTGAGAAATTTAACGCCGAACCCCGTATACAACTGTCCACGATCCACGGCTCTAAAGGCGGTGAAGCAGATAACGTGGTCTTATTTACCGGACTATCACCGGCTGCGGCAAAAGCGGCTGAACTCGCGCCAGACGATATACACAGAGTATTTTATGTCGGGCTCACCAGAACTAAACAGAACCTCTTTTTAGTTGAACCAGAAGACGCAACAAAGGCTTATTTCATATGAGCATCATTCAGATACAAGATTACATGATAAATGTGAATTATGAGTGTGTGGAATGTGGCAACAAATGGAACACTTGGCATAGAACACCTGACGACTGGTATGAAAAGACTTGGGCTGGATACACCGCCGCAAACGTCGATGCTTGTCCTAAATGTAATAAAATCAACCCACCTGAAGGGGACAATATACAATGAACAGAGAAGAAATTTTAGACACCGCCGGAGATTTAATTAACGGCGATCGCGCAAAAGATTACGGCGATGCTCACAAAAACTTTCAGGACATAGCCAAGTTGTGGTCTGTGATTTTAGGAACAGAGGTGACGGAGCAGCAGTTTGTGCTCTGCATGATTATGGTAAAGGCCGCACGTCTAATGAAAACAGATCACGAGGACTCGTGGATTGATATCTGTGGCTATGCTGCGCTGGGCGGAGAAGACCTTATTTCTGATACGGAACTTTTTTAATGAGTTTGCAAATGACAATGTTCGGTCCCAAGAGTGAATGGGTTCCACCCGCAGAACTACCTGACATCTTCAGCGCAAAGCAAATCGCTATCGACGTTGAAACTCGTGACCCCAACATCAAGACCAACGGGCCCGGATGGCCGACCGGTGATGGCGAGGTTGTAGGCTACGCAATAGCTGTTGCAGACTGGGCTGGATACATACCTATCCGGCATCTTGGCGGCGGTAACCTAGACGAGCGGATCGTAAACAAGTGGCTTAAAAAAGTGTTCGAGTGTCCCGCTGATAAGATCATGCACAACGCACAGTATGACGCTGGCTGGATACGCCGGATGGGCTTTGAGCTAAACGGGAAGATCATCGACACAATGCTGGTAGCTGCGCTGCTAGACGAAAACAGATTTAGCTACAGTCTGAACTCACTCTGTTACGAGCTTCTGGGTAAAATTAAGACAGAGAAAACGCTGCAAGAAGCGGCCAGAGAGTTTGGGTTAGACCCTAAAGCCGATATGTGGAAGATGCCTGCAATGTATGTCGGCCCCTACGCACAAAACGACGCAGAAATAACTTTGGAATTATGGAATTATTTGTCCACACAGTTAACCAAGGAAGACTTGTGGCATATCGCTGAACTAGAACTAAAACTTTTACCGTGCCTGATCGACATGACTTGGCGCGGTGTTCGCGTTGACCAAGACCGCGTAGAGCGCACAAGGAACGCCTTAGTTAAAAAAGAAAAAGATATCGTAAAGCAGATAAAGCAAGTTGCGGGCAAGGACGTGGAATTATGGGCGGCTGCGTCAATCGCCAAAGCTTTTGACAGTCTGAGCATCCCGTATCCAAAAACAGAAAAGGGCGCACCGTC